AACAAAACCTACGATTTCTGGTATTTCACCTAGTACAATAGATAATACACAAACATCTATTACTATTACAGGTGCTAACTTTGAAAGTGTTCCTAGAGTAGAGGTGTTAAATCCTTCTACTGGTATATGGTACACAGCAGACACAGTTACTTTCAATAATTCTACATCATTAACAGTACAATTAACTTTGACTGTTGATGGTCAGTATAAAATCAGAATAGAAAATCCTAATGGTCTAGCTGTATTATCATCTACAAATATTCTTACAGTATCAGATGCACCTACATGGACAACTTCAGCAGGTTCTTTAGGAACTTTTGCAGGAGATTTTTCTGGTACTTTAGCAACAGTAGTTGCAACATCAGATAGTGCTATAACTTATTCTGAGGTAGGAAGTAATCTTGCAACAGCTAATGTTACTTTATCTTCTGGTGGAGTTTTAAGCACAACTGACTTTGGTGGTGCAAGTACAACAGCAACAACTTATAATTTTACAATCAGAGCAACAGATGCTGAAGGTCAAACAGCAGACAGAAGTTTTAGTTTGACATCATCATTTGGTGCAACAGGGGGAGCACAGTTTAACTAATGGCAACACAATTAAGCAGAACATTTAGCTCACAAGGAAATCAAAGAAAATTTACTATTTCTGTTTGGGTTAAAAGAAGTAATTTAACTGCAGGACAATCAATTTTTGGTTCTGGTGGAAGTGGTAATTATGCTACTAATATGTATTTTAGTGGAGAGACTATTCGTTTTTGGAATTATTTTAATGGTTCTTATGCAGGTCAAAAATACTCAAGTGCAGTTTTCAGAGACCCATCTGCTTGGTATCATATAGTTTTTAGAGTTGATACTACATCAGCTACAGCATCTGAAAGAATGAGAGTTTATGTAAATGGAGAAGAAATTTCATATGCAACAAGTGTCAATCCTAGTCAAAATCAAACTATGGAAATTGGTCATACAGGAACTCATTATATAGGTGGTTATGGAACTGGTGCACAAGCTGAAATGTGTATGTCACATTATCATTATTGTGATGGTCAAAGTTATGCACCTACAGAATTTGGAGAATATGATGCTAATGGTGTTTGGAAAATTAAATTAGAACCAAGTGTATCTTATGGAGTAAGTGGTCATTTCTTATTTAATAATGATGCTTCAGTTACAGACCAATCTGGTCTTGGTAACAACTGGAGTGTTAATGGTGGTACATTAACTAAAACTGAAGATAATCCTTCAAATGTTTTTGCTACAATGAACCCTTTAACTAATTTTTATCAAAATTCAACATTTAGTAATGGAAATAATAGAATAGTTACTACAAATGATGGTGTTTATAATTACAATGAATCAACTTTAGGAATGTCTAGTGGTAAATATTATATGGAAGTTAAATATATAACTTCAACAAGACCAACAAGTGATTTTGCAAGATTTGGAATTGTAAACGCACCTTCTAATAGAACTTTAAATACTGTAGGATATGGTTTATATGAATATGGTTATTATACTTACAATGGAAAAATTGTTAATAATAACCTTCAAACTGATTATGGAGATACTTTTACAGATAATGATATAATAGGAATAGCTGTAGATTTAGATAATAATAAATTATATTTTAGCAAAAATGGTGTTTGGCAAAATAGTGGCGACCCAACAAGTGGTGCTACAGGTACAGGTGCAATTTCAATAACACCTGCTTCAGATAATGGTACAGGTTTTTATTTCTTTGCAGGTGGTGAAGAAGATGGAACTTATGGAGTTACTTTTGAAACAAACTTTGGAAATGGCTACTTTGGAACTACAGCAGTAGCTAGTGCAGGAACTAACGCAAGTGGTAATGGAATATTTGAATATGATGTTCCAACAGGTTATACTGCTTTATCAACAAAAGGATTAAATTTATAATTATGGCTTATACTACAATTAAAAAACCGACAGATTATTTTAATACTAAACTTTATACAGGTAATGGAGTAGGTGGAACAAATATTACAGGTGTAGGATTTCAACCAGATTTAGTCTGGATTAAAAGAAGGTCTGGAGTTGAAAATCATGTTTGGAATGATGCTGTTAGAGGAGTTCCAAATAACATATATTCAAGTTCAACAAATGCAGAAGATTCTGGAAGTCTTATGTCAGCAATTCTTAGTGATGGATTTACTGTTCAAACAGACCCCTCTGTTAATAGTAATACTGATACTTATGTAGCATGGAACTGGTTAGGTGCTAATGGCACAGCTAGTAATACTGATGGAAGCATAACCTCAACTGTTAGTGCTAATACTACAAGTGGATTTAGTATTGTTTCTTATACAGGAACAGGTGCTAATGCTACGATTGGACATGGGTTAGCAGTTGCACCTAAAATGGTTATAGCTAAAAAAAGAAGTGGTACAGGTGCATGGGGAGTTTATCATGAAGGTATAGGAAATCCTGCTAATGCAGTATCTTTAGAAAATGCTTCTGGTGCAAGGTCAGAACCCGCTTATTGGAATAGTACTTCGCCAACATCAAGTGTATTTTCAGTAGGAACATCTGGAGATACTAATTCAAGTGGTGGAACTTACATAGCTTACTGCTTCGCAGAAGTTAAAGGCTTCAGCAAGTTTGGTTCTTATGTTGGTAATGGTTCTACTGATGGAACATTTATTTACACAGGATTTAAACCTGCTTTTTTTATATGTAAAAGAACTAGTGATATTGATGATTGGTTTGTTTTTGATAACAAAAGACAGGGTTATAATGTTAGTAATAATGAATTAAGACCAAACACAACTGCAGTTGAAGGTACTACAGATAGAATAGATATATTATCTAATGGTATTAAACACAGACAAGGTGGTTCTGCACAAAATCGTTCAGGAGATACTTACATCTACATGGCATTTGCCGAAGAACCTTTAGTAGGAGATAACCCTTGTACAGCAAGATAGGAGAAATATGAAATTAATTAAAAAACTTATTTGTAAATTATTTCACAACAAAAAATGTGTTTGTTGGTACAAAAGAATAGAGAGCGGCACTAACTAATGCCTAGAAAGACAGCAAAGTCCTATGTTCAAGAAAGCGTAGGAATAAGACTGTCATCACATGAAAAACTTTGTGCTGAACGCATGAAGAAATTAGATGAAAGCATTAGAGAATTAAACAGTGAAGTCAAACAATTAAGACAAGATGTATCTAAGGGTAAGGGTGCCGTAAGTTTATTGGTATTCTTAGCTACTATTATTGCAACAATTATTGGTGTATTCCAATTTAAAGGATGATAGACAAATTTTTTTATTCAATGTTTGGCACAATTGATGGCATATTTAATTGGATAGATAAAAAATTTAACATTAATCAAAATGAGAGATACAAAATTACTGGAAAAATACAGTCAAGAAATACAGCAAAAAAAGAAATCAAGTGAATTATTTAAAAATTTAAAAAAAGAAGTAGAAATTGGTGCTAACGGTACGCAAAGTTACATCATAAAAAATGGTGTAAATGCAGGAAAGAAGGTTAGCAAATGTTTAAAATAGTAGCATTACTATGTGTAATAGGTGTGAATGGACAAAACTTATGTATTTTAGGTGATATACCTTCACAAAAATTTTATAATGAAACAAATTGTATAAATACTATAAATCAAATTGGTTTATTTATAGATGAAGAATTTAAAAATAGACAAATTGGTATAGAAATGCAATGTGTACAATTAGACGAAGGAGCTTAATATGGCATTTCCAATTTTAGGTGCATTAAAATTAGCGGTTCAAGCCGGTAGTCATATCTATAAAAAACGTCAAGAAACTAAAATGATGATGGCTGATGCACAATATAAACATGCACAAAAAATGGCTAATGGTGAAGCAGAGTATGCAGGTAAATTATTAGAAGCAAGACAATCGGACTGGAAAGACGAATTTGTTCTTATAATTTTGTCGGCTCCAATAATGGTTTTAATTTGGGCTGTTGTATCAGAAGACCCTGAAGCATTAAATAAAGTTAAATTATTCTTTGAATACTTTTCACAACTACCAAGTTGGTTTACAAATTTATGGATATTAGTAGTTGCTAGTATTTATGGTATAAAAGGAACACAAATATTTAGAAATGGGAAAAAATAATTGGATATTACCTTTAGTAATTACAGTGCTATTAGGTTTATCTAGTTATGTTCTTGTTACTGTAGTAGAATTACAAGTCCATTTAGGAATGTTAACAGAAGAAATAATGTCAATAGATAAACAAATAGGAAGAATTTATAATCATATAGATAGAATGATGAGTAGATAACATGGCAAAACAAAAATTTACACATTTCGTACCTAGAGAAAAACCTAAAAAGAGAAAAGGAAGACATGCAAAACGACCAAACAAAAGAAGTACCTTTAAAAAATATAGAGGACAAGGAAGACCACAGTAATAATTTAGACCAGATTATTAAAGAGTTACCACAATTATTAGTAACTCATGCATATACAAAATTAAAATCAGGACAAGAACTAACTGCTTCAGAAATGAAAGTATGTTTAGAAGTTTGTAAGACATATAGTACAGACAGTTTACAAAAGAAACCTAATAATATATTAGATGAAGTCCCTTTTGATATAAATGAATAATAAACTTAGAAACTTTAAAAACTTCTTATATCTTTGTTGGAAGCATTTAAATCTTCCAGAACCAACACCAATACAATATGATATAGCTGATTATCTACAGTCTAAAGACAAAAGACTTGTGATAGAAGCATTTAGAGGTGTAGGTAAATCTTGGATTACTTCAGCTTTTGTATGTCACCAGTTATTGCTTAATCCACAACGTAATATACTTGTTGTGTCTGCATCTAAAAGTAGGGCTGATGATTTCAGTACATTTACACAAAGATTAATAGCTGAGATGCCAATATTACAGCATTTACAGCCTAGAGATAACCAAAGACATTCTAAGGTTAGCTTTGATGTGGCTCCGGCTACAGCTTCACACGCGCCTTCAGTTAAGTCTATGGGTATTACAGGACAATTAACAGGTTCACGTGCAGACTTAATCATTGCTGATGACGTAGAGAGTGCTAACAACTCTCAGACACAGCTAATGAGAGATAGATTAGGTGAAACAGTAAAAGAATTTGATGCAATTATCAAACCTGAGGTAGGAAGAATTATATTCTTGGGAACACCACAAACAGAAATGTCATTATACAATGACTTAGAAGAACGTGGTTTTAAAACTAAGATATGGACAGCTTTATATCCTACTAAAGAACAATTAACAGGTTATGGACATAAGATAGCTCCAATGATTGCAGAAGTTACAGGACAAGAAGGTAAACCAACAGACCCAAAAAGATTTGACGAAGTAGACTTATTAGAACGTATGTCATCTTACGGTCGTTCAGGTTTTAACTTACAGTTTATGTTAGACACTACAATGTCTGACGCAAATAGATACCCTTTAAAATTAAACGATTTAATTGTGTTATCAGGCTGTTCTAAATGGACAGAAGCTCCGGCTAAAATACAATGGGCATCATCTCCAGAACAGATGAAAGCTATTGACCCTGAGATACCAAACGTAGGATTAAAAGGTGATTATTATGTGGCACCCATGCACACAAGCCCTGAGTTTACGCCTTTTGAGGGGTCTGTTATGTCAATTGACCCATCTGGTCGTGGGGAAGACAAAACAGCGTATGCGGTGCTTAAAATGCTTCATGGAGTGCTTTATTTGACTGCCATAGGTTCATTAGATGGTGGTTATAGTGAAGATACTATGGCTAGACTAGCTCAAATTGCTAAGCAACAAGACGTAAACTATGTAGTAATTGAGAGTAACTTTGGTGATGGTATGGCTACACAGCTACTAAAACCTATTATGGCTAGAATACACCCGTGTGAAATAGAGGAAGTAAGACATAATATACAGAAAGAAAAGCGTATTATTGACACTTTAGAGCCTATTATGAATAGTCATAGGCTAGTTGTTGATGATTTAATTATAAAAGAAGACTTTAAACTAGAGCCTGACCATCAGTTATTTAGACAGATGACTAGGATAACTAGAGACAAAGGAGCTTTAAGACATGATGACCAAATTGATGCGTTGGCTATTGCTTGTAATTATTGGGTGGAGCGTATGGACAGAGACCAAATCTTGTCTTACAACCAACACAAAGAAGA